TATCTCCATCTATAAAACCACCGTCTTTTAAACGAACACCTATGTCATCTAAAACAGAACGAAGTTCTTTAGAAATATTATTTATTTGTTTGCTATCAGAAGCAGATCCTCGCAAGGATTTAATCAAATCTCTATTTGCTACATCTGCTAAACTGCCTTTCATGTTTAAAGCAACTGGCTCCATAGCTAATTTAGTTCGTATTAAATAATCTCCTGTTGTTTGTTTAAAGACTTCGTAAAAATCAGCACTGTCATAAGTTGTTTTATTCTTTGTCCAGTTATCTCGCCCTGCGTCATACCTAAACATTTTTTGCAGACGCGCTGCGGTAGGCGAATACTTAGCAAAAGATTCTACTACTGCTACAGGTTTAAAAAGTATTTTAGAACCGTACCGATTAACAATTCGATTAACTTCAAAAGATAATTTATTTTTTAAAGTTGTAGGATCTTTATTTCCGTGTGTTGCCACGGTTTGAGCAACAACGTCTTGTATTTCTTCCGTTGTTTTTTCACCGCCGTCTACTTTAGCAGACAAGTTTTTAGCTAAAGTTGCAACCTCTTCTTCATTAACATCAACTAAAACTTCTTGTTGATTAGCAACTCTTTCTTTAGAGCGTCCGTAAATAAAGTCTCTTGCAAAGATTTCGTCGTACTCATCTTGAAATTGTTTAGGTACAACAAGTTGTTCTAATCTGCTAAGATCACTTTCAGCAACTTTGCCTTTATCGTCAGCAACTAGCTGTACTTTTAAAGCTTCAATTCTATTTTGAGCTTCTATATTTCTTTCGGATAATTGATCTCTACCTGCTTGCTGGGCTGCTTTCTTCCTGCGTCTTTTAGATACGCCCGATTGTTCAGCAACAAAACCATCTTCAACTACGTCATTATCTATTTGTTTTTGAAGAGTTTTTATTTCTTTTTCTATTTGTTTTCTTTCACCCCTTTTAAGTTTTAAAGCAGTGTCAGCAAGAAGTCTTTCTTCAAAACCTCGTAAAGTTTTTGTTTTAAATTCAATTTCATCTACCGCTGATCTAGGAGTAGATAAATTTTCTACAGTAGTATCTTCAAGTGCTTCAATTATTTTTGGGTTTTGTCCACTAGGAGACATTGCTTCTGTCCTAGCTTCTACAGTTTCAGGATCAAGATCATTTTTCCATCTTTTAGCAATTGCTTTGCCGCCTTTAGAAGCTGCATAGGTGAGTATACCTGCTCCTGACGCGCCTATTCCTATAGCAGCCGCAACTCGTTTATTATCTTTTTCTGTTATTAGTCCTGTATTTAATTGATGACCTTGCGTCCAAACTTCCCTTGCTCCTTCACCAGAACCACCTGCAATAACACCTTTTATAACTTGATCTTTTGTGCTTTGAGATGCTGCAATCCTACGAAGTCCTTCAAAGGCAGTTTTACTGGCGGCAGGATTCCCTGTTCCACCTGTTAGAATAGTAGCTGCTATGGACACAGGACTAGCAATAACATCTGTTAAAATATCTTTAGTTGCGTCCCAAGAAAATTTATTTTCAGTTTTATCAAAAGTGCTACGCAAAAACTCGTAAGCTTCTTTTTCAGCAGTAGAAAACTTATCGCTTGTCCAAGAACGATCAGCTATAGTTTCTAAACGCCAATCTTCATCTCGCATAATCTCAGTAATGTCACCGGCTTTGTTACCGCCAAACCATGCTCCGCTGTCAAAAAACCCCGCTTCTCTGTTTAAAGCAGTAACATAAGTTTCAGCGGCTTCTTGTACTCGAATATTATTTTCCCAACCTGAAATTGTTGTTGCTACAGGAGGAGGGTTTTTTTCTTTATCCTCTATAAATTTACGAACATTATCTCTAAAAAGAGAAGAGTCAACTACTTCTATATCAGATTCAGATGTGTAAGAATTTTCTATTGGCATATTTTTTATACTCTATTAAGACGGTTGCGGTGGACTCATTGCCCCTTTAACTTTCACAATATAGTCTTGCGTTTCTTGCGGTAACTGGCTAGGGTCAGCGCCGTTATCTATCCACTTGTCAATATTTCCCGGCCCATAGTTATATGCATACAAAGCGTAGTCTAGGTTACCGTCGTATTTTTTAAGCATAGCATCGATGTATTCTCTTCCTACGCGACGATTTTCTTCTTCACTATCATCTTTCACCGGCTCTATACCAAAACCCGGATTCTTAGCTGTCTCAGGCATTAGCTGCATTACGCCTTTAGCACCGGCTGAACTGACTTCACTGTGATCGCCGCCGCTCTCTGTCTGCTCAACTGCGTCGTACAAAGAAACAGTTATATCTGTGCTTGTTTTATCTGAAGTTGTTGGAGATAAAATAGAATTAACTGGCACAGAAGGTTCACTAGGTATTTTAGAAAAAATTACATTGTATAAATTTTCAATTGTCTTTCTTCGTTTTGCTTGCCCCAGAGTTGTATCTGTTGTGTTACGATACTTTTTCATTTCTTCTACGGTGTCGTTAAGATACAACTGTACAGTTTCACGGTTTATTTTTGGATTAGAATTAAGTTTAATTAAATTACTGCTTAAAAGTTTAATACTTCTTCGTATTTTTCCGTCTAAAAATTTTGTTCCAAGTCCTTCTTCTGCGTCTAGTAAATCAATAAAAGTACCCTCTGCTTCTTTTAAAGTTTCTAAAGATTCTCCTATACTTTTAACTTTTTCAGTTGAACTTAATGTATTTTGTAGTTCTATATTTGGTGTATTTGGTTTTTCATATGGAGTTTCTTTTTTCTCTTCTGCTATTAAATTTGGATCTACATATTGTTTTGTTAGTACCTTATAACGATCATACAAAGATATTGGTTCTCCTGTTGTAGGATGTGAAACTATAACATTCCAAATATTGGCATCGTCTGCGGTTTCTATGGATTCTACACGACTACTATTAGTTTCTCTAAAATGAGTGTTTGTCTCTGATCCCCACCTTTGTATACTTCTTGATGAGCCTACTTCACTGTTATTTAATCCCATATGCTCCTCTACCCACTCTGCATATGCTAATTTAAAATCTGCGGGGCCGTCGAAGTCCCTTAAACCTATTTCTAAGTTTATCTCTGAGTTAAAATGCAACTCATTTATAGCTTCAAAAACTCTATAAGAGTTTACAGCAAGCTTGTCTGCATTTGTTTGATAAATACCCTCATAGTTTTTATCTTCATTATCTATACGAGAGTTGTCGTACATTAATTGATTTGCTATGTGATAAGATGATTCTTTACCTGTTCCAAAATCATTTCTTATAATACTAGCTAATGAATTAAGTTGTCGAGCGTGTAATTTTGCTACTGCTTCAGTATGTTCTTTTGTATTAACATCTTTTAAATTATTTTGAACATCTAACATATCAGTTATTGAATCTCTAACTGCGTTACTTCTTTCGCCGTAGCCAGCAAAAAAAGACAATCTAAATTGTTTTGCCTCTTCTAATTGTTCATCAGTTATTACAGCACTTCTTTCAATTCGTTCGTCTATTTCTTTGCTGGAAGGAGGACTTATACCTACAACAGTCTGACCTATTTTTTCTCCTGTTGCATAATATGATTGCGCTATTGAGCTTGTTATTACTGCACCAGTAGATAAATTTTTAGTGCTTTGTTCTGCTAATCTAGTAAGTATAAGCGGTTTACCATTTGGAGCAATAGACTCTATATATCTCTTACTTAAATCGTTTCCTTCAATATGTTTTATAGTATTAGGAAGAGTTACTTTTTTCCCATTTTTATCAGTACCTTTTTCTATAGTATATGCAACAGGAACCATATTACCTTTAGCATCTTGATAATACCCTTGTTCTTTTACAACTTCTACATTAATAAATTCTTGTTCTTGTTCTTTAGCTTTCGTTATGTACTGCTTTGCTAAAGACTCTGCTCCTGCAAAACCTGCACCTGCATTAAAAGCTCTATCTAAAACTTCAAAAGCAGCTAGGTTTTTATCAAAGTCATTCTCTTCTGCAATTCTTTTAAGAGCGTCTTCGTTTACTTGAGCTTTATTTTTACCGCCAAAAATTCTATTAACAATAGCTACACCAGCATTTTCGGGAAGGTCAGCTTTATCAACAAGAAAACGCTCGTATTCTTCGGTAGACTTTAAAGTTCTTCCTTTATTATATGCGCTAGTTAAACTCTCAAGCATTCCTTTTTTTGGGTCTTCGTTTTCTCTTTTACTGCCGTCAACCATTTCAGTTGCGTAGCTTCTTACTATCCTATTATAATCGTCTGGGTTTGCTATACGCCCTTCGTTAACTTCAGCGTCTAGTTTTTGCTTTGCTATTTCTGTAGCTTTACCGTTAATTAAAAATGTACGCAGACCCCCTAAACTTTGAGTTCCTTGCTCGTATAAATTTTTATACTTATTAGTATATAAATCTAAACCGGCTTGCCGCCTAACTTTCTTGTTGTTTAACTCAGAAGTTTTTAAAAGTTCTTCTCTTTCTTTCTTTAAGTTTTTTTGATACGCAGCCGCCGCTACTCCAGCAATTCCCATGAAATTTTCATTGCGGTTTCTTTTTTTATTGTCTCGTTTAATTTGAGAAGAGAGTTTATTGTATGTTGTTTCAATACCCATATTATTCTGCCTTCTGTAGTAAACTAGGAAGCTCTATATCTTTTAATTTATCAATTGATTCTTTAGCTTCTGTTGGAATTTTGCTAGGGTTTATAGTTGGTTTAGGTAAAGCACCTATTCTATTTGGATCGTTTACATCGTCTTCATCATCCATTAAATACTCTACTCCCGCTTTTTCTGCAAGAGCCATTATAATATACGCGGTGGGTTCTATTAAAAGTAAAAGTAAATCTGGGTTCCACTTACCCGCGTTAAAACCGCTAAACAATACAATTTGAGTTAGTTCTAAAATTGTAGTATCTGCGTCTAAACTATTTACAAGGTCAGCATACTTTTCTTCTTTAATAAGCGTATTGAATATGTAATCAATAGCTTCAGAAGGTACAGTAAATTCAGGAGCTTTTAAATACGGAGCAGGAGCTTCAGGATCGTCTGTCAATGACTGACCGGGAATTGGCCTAGACATTGTAGACATATGATCTTGCATTAATTCGTTTTCAGTTTTCATTTATTAATCTCCTAAGAAATACCTGCCATCGCTCTTGCATAAGTAGATTGTGGTTGATAATTTGCAGATAAAGATAAACCTTGTATCTGTAATTGGGGTACAAGATTAAAGAAATTAATTTCTTGCGCTGTCATTCCACCCGCAGTCATTGGCCCCATATCAGGAACATCAAAAGTAGTCCCTCCTCCATAACCACCTGCATAAACGTCTTCCATTCCTGATTTATCTAAAGCATTTAATAAGTTAGCTTTATTTAAATCCCCACCTATTACTTTTCTTACAGCCGCACCTGCTCTAGTGCCTAAACTTTTTTCGGATAATAAAGAAGAAGTATCTGTTCTTGGTGTGTTATCATAAAGATTCATAGCTTTACCAGACACTGCCTCTCTTGCTTTAGTTGCGTTAGCGATCCTGTCTGCTGTCTGTTGGGCCGTTTCAGCCGCCGAGGTAAAGCCGTCATTTAGATTTGTTTCAGTTATTTCAAACTTCTGCGAAACATCTGTCACGGGAGAAGAAGTAAAATTAGGGTCTTCTAAAAGACTCATATTTTTTTCTTGAATTGCTTCAAAAGTATTTAAATTACTTTCTTGTAGCGTAGTGTCTATATTTACTTGCGCTGTTTCTAGTGTTTTTTGTATTGCGTCGTCTCTCATTAAAGTTGCTTTAGCATAAGAATTTAAATCTGTAAAAGTTCCTTTAGAAAAAAGATCGGAAGTAGCTGTACTTATTTTACCTAACTCTTGGCTAAAAGTAGTTCCAATTTGAGAAAAGTCTGTCATTCCCGAAATATCTATACCGTTTCCTGCATTAAGCCCTAATTTTGCAGTAAAATCTGTTACAAAGTCAGCCGCGCCCGGAATTTTATTTAATATTGTTCCTACAGTTTGGCCTACTACTTTAGTTATTCCTGAAGTCACGCTCTTTACAACACCGCTAATTTTAGTGCCTATATTAACTGCGGCATTTAAAACCTGACCTGCCCCTTGAACAAGGGCGCTGCCTGACTGCATCATTGCAGCCGCCCAACCTCCTACAAGCTCACCTAGTCCCGGCAATAATAAACTTAAACCTATTTGACCTACTATTCCTAGCTTGCCAATAAAGCCCATAACTTTTTTAAAGCCGCTTTTAATATGTTTCCAACTTTTAGAAAGAACTTTTCTAAAAGGTTTTCCTATTCCACCCAATACTTTTTTAAAGAAACCCATCTTTTATATTCTCCTAATCTGAATCAAATAAATTCGCTACTAGCCGTATTAATTGAGCTGTAGTGGTATTGTTTTCTTTTCCTGCCGCCGTTTCGTTTTGAAGTGCAGTAGATAACATTACAGTTTTACGTTGCTCTAAACTTTCGTAAGCTGTTCTAATATAAGCAGCCTCATCTCTTAAATTCTGCCAAAGATTATTTTGTTCAGCCATTGTTAAGTTGTAAGACATTTGAGCATTAACGCCGTTAGCTGCATTCTGCGCGGCAGTATCTATAGTATTAGATTGTCTTTTCCATTCTATATTTGCTTGGGCCACTGCTTGTTCATTTGCTGTGTTCCAAGACGTTTGTTTAAAATCTATCTCAGCATTAAATGTACTCACTTGTGTTTCTAACTGAGCGTTTAGTCTGTCAGCTTCTAAAGTATTGTTAGCCTCAATAGCGGCTATTTTATTTTTTTCAGTTGCGTTAAATTGAGACATTGCATTCGATTGAGAAGTATTAAACTGCTCTATTTGATTAGCTTGTCCTGTCATAAATTGATCTACTTGATTCTGAGAACCAGCATTAAATTGTTTAGCGGCGTTGCTTGCTGCTTGGTTAGACAAACGAGTTTGTTGATCCATCTGAGCGTTTAACACAGACGCTTGTTGCCTGTTATTAAGATTAGCCAAATCCATTTGTAAAAAATTTTGAGCATTGCTAATTCTAGTTTTAGTTAAAAGATCAGCCGCTTGCATATCCATTTGAGCCATTGTAGTAGCGTTTTGAATTGCACTTTGTTGCCTAGCATTATAATCAGTAAGCGTTGCAGTCTGCATAAATTTACTATTAGTAAGCTCTACTTGTTGCTCTGTGGTAAACTTAGTGAGGTCTATTTTAGCTACTGTGGCTGCGTTTGTTAATGCTCTTTGTTGATCTACACTAAGTTGAGCAACACCCATTGCTTCTTCTATCTTAGCTTGAGTAAGATTTGTTTGAAGTTTAGTATTAAGATTAGCAAGTTCTGTTTGTTGCGCTGCTGAAAGATTATCAGCACCTGCTTTATTAAGAGCAGTAAGATTAGCTAGTCTTGTTTGTTGCTCCGCAGACATATTAGCCATGTCCATCTGCTGTTTAAACCCAGCATTTTTAGCTAAAAAGTCTGCTGCTACTTGAAAGTCTATGAGCCTTTGTTGTTGTCTGGCTGACATATTTTCAGACTCTGTAGCATTCATGTACTGCATTTCTGCCAGTTCAATTTGTTGCGCGTTACCTAGTTCTTGAGAATTAATCTGTTGTTGATTAGCCGCGTTAATTTTTGCAGTTTCTTGTTGGTTTGCAAGATTTTGAACGCGAGTTTGTTGCTGTAACTGAGCCGTAGTCATTACAGCATCTTGCCTGTATTGACTTTGCAGTGTAGACATTTGTTGAGCCATTTGCGCTGTCTGAGATTCTGCTGATTGCTGGTTGCTTAAATTAGCCATCCTGCGTTGCATATCTAATGTAGCCGCAGACATATTAGCTTGTTGCTCATTGTTTAAATTTTGAGCTGCCCTAGTCTGTAAAGCTTGAGCATTGCTTTGAGCTATAGGCATTGCTGTTTGAATAATAGCGTTAAACAAAGAATCTCTAGCTACTGTAGAAGCAGACAACCCTCGTTGAGCCATCATTGCTTCTACTTGTGCGACAGCCGGTCTAGCCCATATTGGCGTTGTGCCTTCGTCCATACCAGCAAGAAGTGTTTCCATTTGTGAAGAAACTAAAGCTTCTGTTGGTAGTGCGGCTATTGCGGCTTGTACTTCTACAGGCTCGTTGTCTATTTGAGCAGTAACTGTTGCAGCATCTTCAACAATAGCAGCGGTTATTTCGGGCGGTAGCTCTCCTACTTGTGCAAGCATTGTAGCCGCCGCGCCTTTAGCGGCTTCCCCTGTTACTGTTCTGCGTTTAGCTGCTTCAAATCCTGCTGTATTTATAATTTGAGAAGCTTCTCGCTCTGCAAAAGTGTCGTCTGTAATACCGTCGCGTGTTTTAAACTCTGCTTCTGGTGTAGGAGAAACGTCTACATCTTTTCTAAAAGAAACTTCTCCTGCTTGAGAGCGAGAGTCTTCTCTAAACTGTGCGTTTTGAGCAAGTGCAGCTTGTTCTTGGGCTGAATCTCGCGTTGCGGTGTCTACTTTATTAGCGTCTGTAAAGTTTGCTCTTGCTGCTTCAGCAGTAGAACCGGCGCTAAGTTCACCTTGTGCTGCTGTCATTGAAGCTGCTATAGCTGAATCGGCTGTGTATGTAGAGGCTACAGCATTACCTTCGTCATCTTCTTCAAATTTATTTTGAAGAGTAGCATCTGAAGAAACGCCGTCAGTTTTAGTTATACTCCTATCTCTAATAGGACTAAAATCTTTAAATGTTCCTACATCTCCAAGAGCTGCTTGATAAGTTTTTGAGTATTTTAAACCAAGTCCATCAGGCCACTCAGCATTTCTATCTACAGAAGCTTTTTGAATATACTCTCGCAAAAGAGTATATTGTAAAGGCGGCATATCAGGAAAATCTTCTTTTATCCTGTCTGCTAATTTTGAAGAATACAGTTGAATTCTTGCTTCTTTAGGAAGAATATTAACATTGCCAGCTACTGCTTTTTCTGTTTCTCCTATTTTTTTAATGTCATCAGTGCCAGCTAAAGTATCTGCTGGTAATTCCATTCTTGTTATTAGGTTTCCTTCTGCATCAAAAGTAGGATTACCGTCTTTATCTAAAACAGCTACTGGTTGCTTTAAAGTTTGTACTTCTACATCTGTAAGTTCAGGCAAAACAGGTGGAGTTATTTCTATGCGTGGAGAATCTGACTCTGCTTCTTGAGTAACATCAATACTTCCTAAATCTTTTTTAAAAGGAAGTATTCTTACATTTCCGTCAGAGTAAGTTATAGTTGTAGTACCGTCTTCATTAACTACTCTTCCGGTTTCTGTCACTCCTTCAGGAGGTTGATATTCTTCTACTTCTTTTTTTCCATCCTCCTTATTTCCACCACTGCCCATAACTGGCTGTGCAGCTGTAAATGATGCAGTTGAAATCCATCCTATATTACTATAGGGAATAAAAGTGTGAGTAGCAGGTGGCCCCGCATCGTATCCCGGTGGCGGTGTATTTCTATTAAAATTATCATATGGTTTTTCTTCTTCTGCTGTTTCTACTTCGTTTGCAGTTTCTGTAGTTGTAGAAGATGTAGCAGCAACCGCTGCGTTTTTTCGTCCCGCCATGTACTGTGCATATTGTGTAGATTGTAAATTCATGCCTGTTGCAGGATCTATCATAGCAGCAGGATCAGGAGTTTTAACTGTTCCTGTATCAACTGGTTGCTTTTTTTTATTTTCTCCAGCAACACGCGCTGCAATTGCAGGGTCTATTCCTGTTGAAGGGCCACCCTTTGTACCGCTAGAATTTGCTTTTACCTCCTCTGCTAGTCTACGAGCCATAGAAGATAATCCACCCGGAGCTTTTTTAACTCTAGAGCCTTTACTGTATGCTTTTCTTTTAGCCTGTAAAGACTTTAGAGATGCTTTAGTATTTCTTTTATTTCTTTTATTACTCATAAGAATTTCCCTGCTAAAAATACTCCAACAATAAACGGATAAATGCCCCAGAGCATTAACTCTAGTCTTTTAAATTTTTCACTTCCTTCCGACAGTTTTTCTTCTATAGATTTGTAACGTATCCCACATTCTTTTTCGTGAGCTTCTATACGAAGAATAGCCTCTTTGACTGTTGCCATACTTATTTACACTCACAAGTAGGAGTGCAAGTGCATGGATCACAAGTACAGTTTTCGTTAGTACACATTAGTCTTCTCCTAGAGTGTAGGTTTAGTGGCGGGGAAATCTGACGTACTAGGCCAATCGCGTAGTGCAGTTCGATACGTTAATATGTTAGCGCGGTTGGGCCAATCAGGTGTCTGTGATGCTTTATCGGTTGACGATAGCTCCATATCACGCCACATACGCGCCTCTTGCTCTGCTGTAAGTACTGGCGATGTTGGCTCAACAAACGCTTCAACAGAATCAAAGTTAGCTCTAACCCACGACTCTTCGCCTTTAATGCAGGGATTGGTTACGTTGCCGTCTGCGTCTTTGATCGTCCATAAATTACTCATATTTTTCTCCTATGATGGCAAGTATTGAATTAAAACAAGCCCATCGCCGCCACGGCCGCCAACGCCAAAAGTAGCACCTATTGCCCTCCCCGATCCACCGCCAGCCCCGATGCCACCATCACCACCGCGCTGTAAACACGCATTACTGCTATTTTGTGCGCGAGTGCCGCCACCACCTGCTAAAAAGCCACCATTTTTTTCGGCACCGTTAAAATGGGAACCATCATTATCATTGCTGTCTGTATATGCTCCACCAGTACCGCCGCCTGATATGTGACCAAAACCAGAGCTTCCCTCCGGCCCCATCGCATCTGAACTACCACCCCCTGTTTGAAAACGCGCCCCCGAAGATGGTGATCCAGCTTCTCCTGTGCCATATACGCCAACCGCACCGCCGCCTCCATCTGCCGTCCCTGCCCCGCCGGTGTTATTTACGTCTCCGTTGGACGCAGTGCCGCCCCCGCCTGAGTAATTACTACCGCCATTGGCAGTCAGCGTAGCCGACAAACCAGTTCCAGCAACGGTTGAATTACCACCAGAGGTTCCATTTATATTGCCGCCACCAAGCCCTCCAACACCAACTACCACCGTAAAACTACCGCCAGTAGTTACCGCGAGGCTGTTTTTCTTAGAATAACCTCCAGCACTTCCGCTTTTAAAACCAGATAGCGCTCCTGTTCCACCAGCCCCAGCACCACCCGCTCCAATCACATGAATACAGACATTCCCATCCTGCGGCGGGACAAATGTTTGTGATTGTGTTAGTGCAATTTGGGGTAAAGTGTCGTTACCGCCTAATATTACTGCCATTTTAAATCTCCTTTAAAGCTCTAAGAATCCAATTGTACTGTCAACAAAGACAAGCTGTGTAGCTTTTCCGCTTTGAAGCGTACCATCTCCCGCAACAGAATTAATCTTCTGCGAGTTACGACCTATAGTCACTGTGCCGCCGCCGGTAGCTTTGATAGTCACCGTATCTCCTGCGCTTGCTGAAGCAGGTAACGTCATGGTTAAAGCAGAGCTTTTGTTGACAATAACTTGATCGCCCGACACCAGCGTGTACGAGGCTGTTTTTATTAGCCAATCGTTATACAAGCCTGCAATAGTTGCAAAAGCTAAAGCACCACTACCATTAGTAGTAAGTGATTGTCCTGCACTACCATCACTTACATTTAATCGCGCTACATCTATTGCGTTGTCAGCAATTTTATCTGCTGTAACAGCATCATTAGCTAAATGATCTGGATCAATAGAACCATCAACATATTGGGCGCTATCAATACTATTTGCTGCCATCTTAGCTACAGTAATTTGACCAGCCGCAATGTGCGCGGTATCAATAGAGCCATCTACATACTGGGCGCTATCAATGCTATTGTCGGCCATCTTCGCCACAGTAACTGCATCGTCGGCAATACCCGTGGTTTTAATCTGTGTTATTGCCATTGTTTAGCTCCCTAGTGTAGGCTTAGTAGCTGGAAAGTCTGAAGTGCTAGGCCAATCTCTTAGTGCTGTGCGGTACGTTAGGTACGCTGCGCGTTGCGGGTGATCTGTGATTGCGGGGATATGGTCACTTTTTTTAAGCTCTACGTCTCTCCATTCTCTGCCGTCTGCCGCTGCAAGCAACGCAATTTCAGAATCAGATAATGTAGGTAATTCAATAACTTCTTTGTCAATAAAACTTCCATCATCAAATAAAAAACGACTTAAAGAAGAACCATCGTCTAGTTCTGTAATGCTAACTAAAGTACTCATTTTTATCTCCTATGAATCCAAAACGTATATAACGCCAGCCACACGCTTCGCAGAACTTGCAGAGGCTGCAATAGTACCAGCAACTGTAACTGTCAGTGAAGTTTCAAAGCGGCAAACAGAACTTGGATATTTATGAATTGCATGAAACGGATCTACAGTTCTACGAGCATGGCTATTAGCGTCAGTCGACGGCGATAGATTTAGCGTTTGATGCTCTGCGTTCCATGCTTTGTTATTAGAACCAGCATTATTATTTGCTACAAAACCAGCGTCTGAATGCGCTGACCCATAACCTGAAGCAGTGTGCAAATTTAACAGTATTCCTAAAAAACCTGTTTGAGAATTATTTTGACCACCAGTGTCAGTTTGGTCTGATCCATCAGCATTGACAGCTATAGTTGTTGCAACGCCATCAATAGTAACAACATATGTTAATGCTTGAGATGCTCCTCCCGGCCCCATAGCCCATGTTAGCCATCCTGATTTTCCACTGATGTTGACAATAGTTCTTGCAGTATCAGCAACAGCCGCAGTTTGTAGATGAGTAATATGACTAGAATTTGCAAGTATGGCAAGGTCATTCAAATTATTTTGAAAAAGATCAGCCGCTGCTCTTCCTATAAAAGTTTGATGCGCTTCGCCATATGTTCTTGGCATTTTTGCTGGATCACGATTCCATAATCCTTTATCGCCTATTACTGCTGTCATTATTAATCTCCTTAAAGTGTAGTCCAGCCAATTGTCGAATCGACAAAGACTAGCGTAGCCGCGTTATTAAGTGGCAACAGAGCATCTCCCGCCACAGAATTTATCTTTTGTGAATTGCGCCCTATTGTTATCAAGGCTGCTCCAACATTCTTTACAGTCACAACAGCACCCGCACTTGATGAAGCTGGTAACGTCAAAGTAAATGCGGTAGATGCGTGGTTGCCTATAATTTGATCGCCGCTTGCCATAGTAAAATTAGCGGTCTTGACCAGCCAATCGTTATACAAGCCACCTACTGTAGCAAAACTAAGTGTGCCGCTACCATCAGTAGTTAATGATTGTCCTGCGCTACCATCAGAAACATTAAGCCTTGCAATGTCTACTGCGTTGTCTGCAATAGCCGCTGCAACAACAGCATTGTCATCAATTAATGCAGAGGTAATTGCATCATCAGCAATTAATGCGGTGATAATTGCATCATCAGCAATTAATGCAGAGGTAATTGCATCATCAGCTATCTTAGCTGTTGTAACTGCATCATCGACCATAGAAGCAGTAACGACTGCATCTGCTGCTAGTTGATCTGCACCCACGGCATTATCAGCTATTTTAGCTTGAGTTACATTATCATCAACAATAGAAGCAGTTACTACAGCACTAGAAGCTAGTTTAGCGGCTGTTACTGCATCGTCTGCTATCTTAGCTGTGGTTACATTAGCGTCTGTTATTTTTACAGTTGTTACAGCGTTTGAAGCCAACTTAGCTGTAGTAACACTTGTGTCTGCGGGAGTTGTGCTTGCAGCAACCGTAAGAAGATTTATTGCTTCAACTTTAACGCCGCTTGCAGGAGCAGTAGAAAATGTAAGTGTGGTTCCGCTAAAACTAAAAGTATCTTTGTGTTGATAAACGCCATCAAAATAAACTTGAAGTGCGTTTTCAGAAGGAGGTGCGGCTGACAACGTAAGCGTAGTATCGCTACCATCACCTGTCATTGTGCTAAGAGTTATAGTAGCCTCGCCGCCACCAATATCT